CCCCCGCCACCGCCACCGCCTCGCCCACCAGTACCGAATGCAACACCAACGTATTCACAAAGATCAACAGCATCAAAATCATTCCAAGCAAGTAATGCCAATAAAATTGAAACTGTTTTAACAGGGCAACAAGGTTTGATGGATGATCCTAATGTTGTTTATAAGAAAAAGTTAGGTCAGTAATGGGGGCAAGTACAGCTAATACTGGAGGATCTTATGGTGGAGGAGAACGAGATAGAAAAGAACAAAAAAAAGTAGTTGATAAAGTTGCTGTTATTAAAGCAGCTGATACTGCTAAAAAAAATGAAATAGCAGCGGGTAACAATATGTATGGTGGTGCTGTTTCAAAAGCTATCAATGATAAATTAGTAGAACGAGGATATGGCAAAGCTACTGGTGGAGGTGGTACAATGCTTACATCTGAGGGATGGAAAATGAAATATGGACAATATACTCCAGGACAAGCACAAGATGGAGTGGCAATGGGTACAGGTAATTTTAAAGGAGCATTAACTTCTACATCTATTTCTAAAGAAATGTTGCAATCACAAAACAAAATGAAAGGTTTAATGGTTGGAGCTTTATCTTTGGGGATGCCAGGCATAGGGGCAACAGCAATGAGGTTAGATGCTAGTAAAGCAATCAAAGATGCTGCTACTCCAGAAAAAGCACACAAAGAATATACAACACAATTTAAAGCAAAAATGAGTAATAAAAAACCACCGAAAAAATCAAACATAATTACTGATGCCATAAGTGGTGTGAAAGCTACTTTAGGTGGTGGTGATAAAAAGCAAGAGTTAGGACAATAAATGCCAGTTATACAATTACACAATAGGTATAAAAAGTTAGTTGATCTTCGATCCAATTGGGAAAACCATTGGCAAGAGATCGCTGATTATGTGCTGCCAAAACGAGCAGACATAATAAAAGAGAGAACAAGGGGAGATAAGAGAACAGAACAAATCTATGATGGTACTGCTCTTCATGCCCTTAACTTACTATCTTCCTCCCTCCATGGTATGTTAACCAATGCGGCAACTCCCTGGTTTTCTCTACGTTATAAAGATCCACAATTAGCAACGGATGAAAACAATGAATGGTTAGAGGCTGCTAACCAGGCAATGTATATTGCTTTTGATAGATCTAACTTTCAACAAGAAGTACATGAGCTGTATTTAGATTTATGTGCTTTTGGTACTGCGTGTATGTATATTGAAAATGATCCTAATGATCTTTTACGATTTACCACAAGACACATTAAAGAAATTTATATCCAGGAAAACTCTAAAGGTAGAATTGATACAGTATTTCGTAATTGTAAAATGGCTGCACGAAACATTGTGGAAATGTTTGGTGAGGAGAATGTATCGGAAAGAATTAAAAAAGTAGCAAAGGATGATCCTTATATGGATCTTACTATCGTTCATGCAGTAATGCCGAATGATGATGCTAACCCATACAAAGTAGATAACAAAAGTATGCCTTTTATGTCCGCATATTTTGATCCAGAAGATATGAAGATGATCTCCCTTGGTGGTTTTGAGGAATTTCCTTATTTGATTCCTAGATGGTCAAAATCGAGCTTTGAGGTCTATGGCAGATCTCCATCCATGATTGCTCTCGCTGATATTAAAATGATTAATAAAATGTCAGAAACAACGATAAGAGCTGCACAGAAACAAATTGATCCACCTTTATTAGTTCCCGATGATAGTTTTATTTTACCGATTAAGACTACTCCAGGGGGATTAAATTTTTACAGATCTGGATCAAGAGATAGAATTGAACCATTACAAATCCAAGCCAATACTCCTGTTGGTTTAAATATGGAAGAACAAAGACGACAAGCAATTAGACAAGCATACTTTGTTGATCAAATATTAATGGAGCAAAATGTTCAAATGACCGCAACTGAGGTAATGAAAAGAAATGAGGAGAAGATGCGATTACTTGCTCCTGTTCTTGGAAGATTACAAGCGGAGATGTTACGACCACTTATCTCCAGGTCTTTTGCAATACTCATGCGTCAAGGTGCATTACCACCAGCTCCAGAAGATCTACAAGGATTAGAAATAGATATTGAATATGTTTCTCCATTAGCAAAAGCTCAACGAGGTCAAGATGTCCAGGCAATTATACAAGCAATGGAAATCTTAACACCGCTTAATGAATTAGCTCCTGTGTTAGATATATTAGATACTGATGCAATGGCAAATCATGTAGCGGATGTACTTGGTGTACCAGCTAAAGTTTTACGATCCGATGGTGAAGTACAACAAATGCGTGATGAAAGACAACAAGCACAACAAGCACAAACAGAATTAAATCAAGCAGAACAAATGGCAAAAGCTGCGGGATCTGCAACACCAGCATTAAAGGAGGTAATGGGTGGCTAAACCAGAAGATGTCATTTCTCAATTAGTTAAGGATTATAAATTTGTATTTAATTCCGAAGAGGGAATACGAGTTTTAGAAGATTTACAAAGGCGATGTTTTTTTACATCAAGTACATTTGTACCAGATAATGCAAATGAAACTTTTGTAAGAGAGGGGCAACGTAGTGTTGTTCTTCATATTAATAATTTTTTAAACACAAAGGATAAGTAGATGGAAGAAAATCAGACAACTGCCCCCGAAGAACAAACGGAGCAGCCTGGAGCAATCCAACAACCAACAACACCACAAGAAACAAATTGGATCTCTTCATTACCAGAAGATTTACAAACAAATGAATCATTAAAAAAATTTAGCTCAATTGAATCCCTGGCAAAAAGTTATGTCAATGCGGAGAGTATGATTGGAGCTGATAAAATGATTAAGCCTAATAAAAATTTTTCGGATGAAGATTGGAGTAATTTTTATTCAGCAGCTGGGCGACCAGATGATCCAAATAATTATGAAATAAATTATGAAACAGATAATCCAGAAGCCTTGGATAATTTTAAAACATCTGCTCATAAATTAGGATTATCTACTTCACAAGCCCAGGGCATTTTAGATTATTATACTGAAATGAATAAAGGTGCAGTTGAGGCAACAACAAGAGATTTAGAACAACAAAAACACCAGCAAGAGTTAGAGCTAAGAAAAGAATTAGGACAACAGTTTGAGCCAAGTGTAATGAAAGCAAGACAAGCTGCACAAACTTTTGCGAGTGAAGAAATATTAAATATACCTTTAGCGGATGGATCTACATTTAAAGATCATCCAGCGATTATTAAAATGTTTATGGGTATAGCTGATAAGATGGGTGAGGATGTTATTCGTGCCGAGGGTGATACAAATTTATTATCACCAATTGAAATTGATAAACAAATTGCAGAATTAACACAACCTAATATGCCTTACTGGAATAAAACACATCCAGATCACGATAAGGCAGTAGCCCAAGTATTAGAGTTGCGGGAAAAGAAACCAAGAGATAATCCCGAAATAAGTTTCCAACCAGGAATGGTAGGATAGATCACAACCGAAAGGCGATCAAGACAGCTGGGAAAGACTAGAAATCTAAAAGATTTAAAATCCAGGAAAGCCCCATGATGGATAAGCTAACCGATTTAACAAAAACTATGAAAGGAAAATTGTTATGTCAGTAAATGTAACAACTTCTTTTGTGGAGCAATATTCCGCTAATGTTCAGATGCTATCCCAGCAAATGGGATCAAAGTTAAGAGGAGCAGTAGATGTCGAATCAATCAAAGGAAAAAATGCTTTCTTTGAACAAATTGGTAAAACAACTGCCCAGCTGAGAACATCTAGGCACGGAGCAACTCCACAAATCGATATGCCTCATTCAAGACGTAGATTAAATACTGCGACTTACGAATGGGCTGATCTAATTGACGATGCGGATAAAATTCGTATGTTAATCGATCCGACTTCTTCTTATGCTAAAGCAGCAGCTGCGGCTATGGGAAGAGCAATGGATTCAGTAATTATAACAGCAGCTCTAGGTGCAGCAGATACAGGTGTATCTGGCGGTACTTCAACTGCCCTACCATCTTCGCAAAAAATTGTGCATGGTAGTGCTGGTTTAACTGTTGCAAAATTACTATCCGCTAAGAAAATCCTAGACCAAAACGATGTAGATCCATCTATCAAAAGATACTGTGTTGTATCTCCAGAGCAGATTTCAGATCTATTAAATTTGACTGAGGTAAAAAGCTCTGACTACAATACAGTTAAAGCTCTTGCACAGGGAGATATTAATACGTTTTTAGGATTTGAATTTATCACTTCTAACTTACTTACAGAAGATGCAACTCCAGACCGACAGGTTATTGCTTTTGCAGCTGATGGTATCAAGTTAGGTATTGGTAAAGATATAACCGCAAAAATAAGCGAAAGAGATGATAAATCTTATTCTACGCAAGTTTACTACTCAATGGATTTGGGTGCTACTCGTATGGAAGAGGAAAAAGTTGTTGAAATCGCTTGTGAAGAATAGGAGATAAATAGATATGGCTAGTGTAAAAAGTGTAAACATTACTAATCTTGATGCATCTCCTAGTGTGATGATTGATTCAAATAATTCATCAAGCCCCCTTATGGTGTGGCATGATACTTATGAGGCATCATCTCTTGGAAGTGGATCAGATATAACTATCGCAAGGATTCCAGCCCATGCTACTATACATGATGTTATCGTCAAAGCTGATGCTTTAGGCGGATCTTCAACTTTAACAGTTGGTGATTCTGGCGATGCTGATAGATATTTAGCAGCTGTCGGCACATGGAATGCTGCGGGGCAATGTCAATCTATGTTAGCGGGATCAACTGCGGCAAATACTGCTGTGGCTGGACTTGGCTATAAGAATGGCGATTCTGCTCTTGATATTAAAATCACTACTGGTGGAGCAACTATTTCTGGAACAATTTATTTCTGGATTTACTACACAGTATAAAACAATTGGGGGCTTTCTTAGCCCCCTTTTTTTCAATCAATAAATAACAGGTTTAAAATAAAATGGCATCGACAGTAGAAATGTGCAACTCAGCATTAAATATGTTGGGAGCATCCAACATAATATCTCTTACAGAAGATAGTAAAAATGCAAGGTTACTTAACCAACGATATGTATCAGCAAGAGATGCAGTATTTCGTTCACATAATTGGAATTGTTTAATTAAAAGAGTTGAGTTAGCAGCAGATACAGACACCCCCGCTTTTGAATTTACTTATCAATATACTCTTCCAAGTGATTGTATAAGAGTAATTAGAACACAATACTCTAATGAAGTAGATAGTGATATTTTTAAAATAGAGGGTAGAAAATTATTAACAGATGAATCAGAAATTAAAATTGTTTATCTGGCAAGAATTACCGATGTAAACGAATATGATTCATTATTACAAGAGGCTATTGCAGCAAGACTAGCATCAGAATTAGCTTATGCAATTACGCAATCAAACTCAGTAACACAATTAATGCAAGGTACTTACGAAAATAAAATACGAGAGGCTAGGTTTATGGATGCTACCGAGGGTACAGCTGATAAGCTAGAGGCTAACGAATTTATAACAGCAAGGTTTTAATTTATGGCAAGAGCATCTTTTGCAATATCTAATTTTACAGCGGGTGAATTATCTCCGCAACTAGATGGAAGAACAGATCTAGGTAAATATTTTAATGGAGCAAAGACATTAGAAAATTTTACTGTCTATCCTCATGGTGGAGCATCAAGACGACCAGGCTCAATGTTTGTCCATGAAGTAAGAGATAGTGATAATAAAACAAGAATTATACCTTTTGAATTTTCTACAACAG